GCTTCAATACTAGCTCTCTGATCTTACGCCATTGCCGTGAGCTGCCACCTTTCCAGCCGCTGGACATCAATGCCACCCATGCTTTCGCCAATGTGCCAAAGCACCATCACAAATCTTGCCAGAATATCTGTGATTTATGTAGCGCAAAGTCCAGTCAATCATGCGATACCCATCAAGGTTGCGATACTTAGTGTTGCGCATCTGGCCAAGACCAAAGTGATTGCCATTGGGATTTATAGCTTCTACACGCCAATTACTTTCCTTGGTTATCAATGTATTAAAGCATTGAAACTCTTTGTAGTTAATGATCCGTGAATGTGCATAAAGCTTTAATGAATCAATTGATGTAGTTTGTTTAACATCTTTTGTTGCATGTGCCGGTGTAATGCCAATTACACATAGCACGGCCAAAACCATCAAACATCGGCTGCGAGCTATCCGGCTCACCGGCTCGCTACCTCGTGTAGATGGTAATGATGCTGTCAAGAACCGAGCGTAATTTTGGGCGAGTCCCACAGGTTTCGCACACCTGTGCATAACATCTGTGGATAACTTTGTCATTGGCTTAGCTCGGCAATCCGCTTATCATCCACAATCTTGATGCCGAATGTGCCGCATCCCATGCATTGAGCAAACCACTCATGTTCTGTTAATTCGGCACCTTTCTTAAGGCCAAAGCGTTGCTTAGGCTTTCCGTAAAGCTTCTTGCATATTGCGCAATCAAATTGCAGGATGTGCATAGTTGCTCCTTATCAATGTTTCAATGGGTTGCAGATTAACCTGTGGCACAGTCCAATTGTTTTGGCTGGTGTTTTTGTATCGCGGCTTTTTTGCCACAGCTACGGGCATCCAGCCCACAATGTGCATCTTTGGTGCGTTGCCTGTAACTAACACAGCAATGTCACGATCCTCGCGGTCGCTCTCCTGTATCCACAAATTGCTGTTGGGATTGGCTGACCATTTAACCTCAATGTGTTCGCCCACATCTGCCTTAGATTTATCCCATGTGATGCCAGGTTGATAGTCATAACCCAATCGCTTAGCCACAACCATCTCAGCCAACATTGATTCTGCCATTTGTGCCACATACTCAAACCATGAAAGGTTTTTGACGATGCGTGAGCTGTGGTCAGCTGACCTGTCATGGCAATGTGATATGGCTGCAATCATGCATTGCACCTCCTCAATGCGATCTATCATCGGCAATCTCCACAAAACCAAATGATGTTTTCGGTGCGGTCATAACCTTTTTGATAACCGAAATTATCAAATTTGACCAACCTTGAGCATTTGTCACATTGCTCCACTTTGTATTCTGCAATGATTACGCCATCTTCCATAAGTGTGCAGTTCATAGTTCTTGGATTGATTATTTCAATTGGGCCGCTCATGGTCACACCTGTGGCTTAAAAGTGCCATCGCTAGTCAGCACATACCATTGAGGTTTGCATTGCTTTTCTTTGATTTTCTCGCTGCAAAAGTATCCGGCCCAAGCTTTAGGTGCATCGGGTTTGCTTTGATTCCATCGCATTGATCCGTGTGAGCAACCCGGCACAGTCTCAGCTGTCCAAGCTGTGTCTTTGATTTCTTCGGCTTCTTCTCTGGTCTGATAGCTTGGCACATCGCCAAATTTTGTTGCCCAATAGTCATAATCCATTGACTTTGGTGATTTGCCATTGACCTGTGCCATAACCTCCTGTGTAGGCTTTTCCGTGCCACCCATGACCAAAGCCATCACGCGCATTAAAGCTGATGTGCAGGTGTCCTCAACCATCCAACGCCTCATTTTCTCGCTGTAAGCTGCAAGAAAGCCATGCGCATAATCAATTCCAGCAGGATCAATCTCTGTCTGATTGCGCCATGCTTTAGCTTGAACCAGCACATAGCCTTTTTCAGCGTTAAATTCAACAATGTGTGTTTCAAGCCGGCCTTGCGGATATGTGGCAATCCAGCGATCTGTGCGCTCTTTGTTGCCTTCGTAGTTATCCATGAACGCCATTAGCGCACAGCCTGACCGGATGCATGGCGGCCAACAGCCTTGCCTCGCTGATAGCCATCTTTGTGGCCTTCTTTGTATCCAACCGCATAGCTGCAAATGGCCCATAAAATGCAGGCCACTAACATGAATATAAACAAACCAATTTCACCTGATGTCATTTTTTTGCTCCCGTTTCTGGGAGCCGTGTCTCAGCTCCCGAAATAGAGAGTGACAGGCACAGCCGACATTTTCAACAATCACGCGTGGATTGCGGCGTGTCGTTACTTCTTTAAAGCTATCTCAAGGAGTAGTTGATCTAATCGTGCTTCTATCCGGCTGACTTGATCCTTGAGAGAATTGCCCCCATTCGGTGAAAGCTCGCGCATGATCGATTTCACCATGAATCTCATTGACGAATAGATGGCAGTCAGCACCGCAAGAACAAGCCCACCGACCGCCGTCCATTCGCCTACACTCATTTTTTCAAGCCAAGATCATCTTTAGGATTGGCCCAACGAGCAAGCATTGGCACTAAGCCAGCAACCAAGCCCATTGCTAAATCCTTTGGGTTTTGATTACCAGTCATCCACACAGCTAACATTCCAGCAACAGAGCTACGCGCCCAAGATGCCAACAGAGCTTTTGCTTTATCCATTATTTTTCTCCTTTTGGTCGGTCGGGCAAATCACCCGAAAACGCGCCATAAGTTGGTCGGCCGTAACCGACTACAAATGACCTTGCTCCCAAAGTTCTTGATTTAACCATGACTTCGCCGCCATTGCGTTGATCGCCGGCACCTGATGTGTTGCCTTCAATAGTCACAATTTGTTTTTCCGATGCCCGGATAACTAAACCGATGTGATTAATTGTCACCTTGTCATCAATAATGAAATCAAAGAAAACAAAATCACCAATCTTTGGTGTTTCGTGCCATTGCTTGTTTTTCTTAAATACCTCAGCTCCGGCTTTTGTGCTAACCACATTTGGCACTTTCACACCAGCTTGATCCGCGCACCAATTGAGAAATGACCCACACCAAGGCAGTTTGTCTGCCTTCATGTGCTTGCCATACTTTGTTTCGTTTTGACCAGTTTCAGCTGTGCCAACCTCGGCCAGCGCAACCTGAATCAAACGAGGCAATGTGCCTTGTGGGAATGTCATTTGCCTAATTTAAAACCTTTTGGAATTGGCTTTGAATACTCCCATTTTTCAATGTAAGCACCCAAACCATCAGAATCATCACGCAAGCGAATTGATCCCGTGATTGCAAATTCTTCTGGCTTTTCTGCCAATTCTGGTAATGCTGTAATAATGTCATCGTAAAGTGCCATTTGTTATGCTCCTAAATATGAACAAGAAAATGAAGATGAACCTTGTGCAGTTGCAGTACCTTGGAGATTTAGCGCACCGCCTGAGTTTTGAAATACATAAACCTCAAAATAATCATTAACCGCACCAGCTTGAATCATTGTGATTGCTTGTGATTGGGAACCTGAACTGATAGCGAGTGCGGTGTAATATTGCACGCGAGTTCCATTTTTAAATAACATTACTTCTCTTAAACCGCTGCTATTTGATGCCCACATTACATTGTAGTTAAACTGATAATAACCGCCTTTTCCACTTGGTATGGTGATTCGGCTCGTGTTGGTTACAGTACTGTGATAACCACCAACATCAAAAGTTTCTACATCAAACAGAACTGCAACATCTGTGCTGTTTGCAATTGATTGATTACCTGATCGCAACAATAGACAACCTGCAAAAGTTGCACCACCGGCTGGTGTTGCCCATTCTGGTGCTGTCGCTCCTGAATTGACTGTCAAAACTTGTCCGGCCGTGCCGATGCCTAATCGAGTTGGCACAGTTGCATTGCGATAAATAATGTCACCAGCTGTTGTCACAGTTGATTTAGCGATTGCACCATCCGCAAGGTCATAAGCTGATTTGACCGATGCTGGCACAGCTGCTGTTGTTATGGATGTGCTTGATGTTGAATTTTCTAGTTGCACAGCACCTTTTTGAGCTGTCGTGGCATCTTGAATTCCAACAGTCACAGCTCCTGATGTGCCACCACCTGTCAGAGGTGATGTTGCTGTGATCCCGGTAATATCGCCTTGATCATTGGCAATCCACACAAAGTCCATGTCCGTATTTGAATTTTTAGCAAGAATTTGACCGGATGTGCCACCTAATAAATCAGCCATTGATGTGGCAACAGCTTGCCCAAAGACTTCAAAGTCAGCAGGTAAATCTGTTACCAAATCCGTTGCCGTAGGCATTTGCCACGAAAACGGGGTTGTT